TAACAGTAACTAGAGCAGGAAGTATAGGAGCTAAAACAAAAAAATAAATGCAATATATCTTTCATAAAGAAAAATTAGAAATAAAATTATCTTGGAGAGAAAGATTAAGATATTTTATTACTGGTAAAATTTTATTTGATAGAAAAAGTGCATATTTACATTCTACTGCATTACTAAAATTAAGAACAGTAGCGTTTACTCCATATAAAGAAAAAAAGGAGGTTGTACCTGTTGCACCACTTAAAATCTTACCTTGAATACTATTTGCAAAAATAAATTTTTCATCATCTATTTGTGCGACTCTACCTAAAGCTGCTATTCTATAAACTGCATTAGTGTTAGTGCTACTGTGGTTGTAAAAACCTGTGCTATCATCGGCTCTTTTTCTAGTTGTATTTAACAAAGGACCTGCTGACCCTTGACTAATCTTAGCTTGAACAGAGCCATCAGATTTCATAGTATAATATGTTGCATGTAAAAAAGATTCTCTTATAACATTTATATAATTATTAATATCCTGACTAAAACCTTTTGAAGCTAGACCTACACCTCTTGCTATGTCCGTTGCTGAACCAAAAGTAGAAGTAGCTACTGTATAAGTTTTCTTTCTAATATAAGACATGTTCCAAGTATAACGGTCTGTTGCTACTGTACTAGCTGCACTTGTTCCTGTACTGATAGTAAATAAGTATGGATTCGTTTGATTAACTTGATAAAAAATGTCTATACTAAGACCGTCTGTTGTAGCAGAAGTAACATTTGTACTTCCTACTGCATTTGTTGCTGTACCTGTGCTAGATACGTCTTCTACTGTAGCTACATCTCTAACAGCACTAGCTGTGTTAGAAATTAAACCATACTTAACTAAATTATTATTATCTACAGCACAAACTGATATAGTATTAAGTGGAGTAGAGTTTAGGTCTATGGCATTAGCACAAACTACTGCTGTACTAAAAGGGTCTATAGCTGCTGATAAAGTTCTTGATTTAGACACATACTTAAACTTTAACTCATTTGCTGAGTCATCATGATAACCAAAAAGTAGCGTATTGTCTACGGAAATCATGTCGTATAACCCACTTCCTGAGGATATTTCTACAGTAGAAACAGTTTGAGAAGCACCGAAAGCTTTCCCTCCAGAAGGACTTGCATCTGTTCCACTGTCAATTTCTAAACCGTCTGTTATATGTCCTAGTAAATCAAACTCTTTATAGTATAGAGTAGCAGCAGTTCCACCTGAGTTAGTTTCTACAAAAGAAAGCCATATGTTTCTTTCAAATGTTGCTATGTTTACTTTATCTACGGTGTTGGTTCCCGAAGGTACATCTGGTACAGTTTGATTGTAAATTATATAATTTTCAGTATTTTCATCTAACACCGAAAATTTCATTGCTCCTGCTTCTAAGTAAGTAAAAACTTGGTAGCCTTCTAAATAAGCACACTTTACGTCTTCCTGTTCTTTACCATTTCTTACTATCCTATTAGATTCTGGAACTACAGCGTCATAACTACCCTCACTGTTCCAGACATTACTGCTTTGAGCATATGAATAAACTTGGTCTTTTGATACCCATATAGGTTGATTTCTAAATTTTGAAATACCAATTAAAGGTTGTAAGTCTGTATTTCCAACTCCTGTAGCAGAAATATTGTCGTACCCGTTTCTCTTATTTAGTTCATCTTCTTTATCAAATACTACATTTTCAAGACGAGTAAACGAACCAAACGGTAACTGCTTGGGGTCTACCTTAGTGTTTATGCCTTGATTTAAGGAAAAAGGCACATTTGTTTTATTTAAAGCCATGCCTACTCCTATACTACATACCAGTTAGATGAATTTCCTCTACTAATAAGTGTTACTGAACCGTGATTAGATGATATTACATAAGAAGTAGTTCCGTCTTCATCTATTGTCTCTGAAGCTGTAGTTTTAACATTAACAGTTATATTATTTGTAGCAGCATCACCTGAACTGTCTTTAATCTGAAAAAATCTACCTGGTGTACTTCCTACATCGGGTAGTGTAACAGTAGCAGCAGCAGTAGAAGTATCTACTAAATAAACGGAAAAACCATCAGATTCCGTTATAGCATGAGGACCTGCTCCTGTAAAAGGAGTGGTGTTAAGAGCAAACCTATTAGCTTGAACTCCTGAAGCATTTATAACCCCACCAGCAGTAATTGGAACTTGGTTTCCATTATTATCGTTCCAATATAATTCTCCATTTGATGTAGCTGCATACAACCTAAGAGCGTTACTAGCAGCATAAGCAGTTGTTTGTTGTGTTAGAGATAAAAAACTAGGATTTGTAACTGCATAAGCTGTAGTCCCAGGTTTAAAATCTAAGTTACCATCTATTGTTATACCAGCTACTCCAATTTGACGACCTTTTCCTGAACTGTGGTCGTGGTCATCAATTACACTTAAGGCAGTATTAATATTAGTAGCCCATGTAGGACCTAGCTGTTCCCCTGGAGTTGGTAGAACTAAGCTCATAAATGTTGTTGTAGTTGTTAAAGCCATAATTTATCCTAAAATATCCAAAAGTGAACGTTTGTCATGTTTGTTCCTACTTGATAGTTAATAAATTTTTTTCTATCATAAGAACTACCACTTGAGTCTGTTAACGACTCGTAGATGTCTACAGCCGCAAACTTTCTGACTACTATCCAACCTAGCGGCTCTCTACCTAATTTGTGCTCTACTAAATTATCTGCACCAGTTGTTAAGTCTATTCCTTCTATAAGGTTTCCATCAACTATTTGAGACTCAGCTAATGGAGCTACACTTTGCTGAATGTGGTCCTGAACTGAGTTTAAAACTCCAGCCATGGGGTCATGAGGATTAACATAAAGTTTTCTATATGTCTTCTTTGTCAACTTGTACTCCTACTATAGAAAAATCTATTGTTAGACATATAAATATCCGTTACTGATAATGGGTTATCAGCATCTCTATTTGCTGCTGCATCTGTAATTCTTTTTCTTAAATCACCTTGTTGAGCTAACAACACTTGAACATCACTTTCTTCTTTTTGCATCATACGAATAGCTGCAAATACAACTACATATTCAGCATAGCCATTTATATCATCATACTTTGTATCTGTATCTGTGCTAGACGAAAACTGAACTGCTTGAGGTATGTACCAAACTTTAACCTCTTTAGCAGTATCAGGCATAGGAGTAAACACAATGTTACTTCCAACCATTCTATACCTAACATTAGTTAAACCAAGAAGACTCCATGAACCAAAATTTTGAAATAAGTTTCTTTCATTAAAATTAAAAGGTTGAAGAGTAAACCAATCAGTTCCGTTTATCTTAGCATCTATTCCACGTAATTTATAAAAATTTGAAATATTTATATTTTCAGTAGAAGTAGAATCATTTATAGGATAAGTATCTTTATCCGCAACAGTATTAAATTCTTTATAAGAGACATAGTAATCCTGTCCATACTCTTGAATTAGTATGTCATGTAACTCTGCAATACCTGAATTTATATAATCAACCAACTCTGAGTCTTGCACAAAGTTGTTATTTTCCATATCGGCTCTTTGCCTAGACCTAGACATAAGAGTTGCGATAGTTACATTAGCCATACAACCCCCAAAAAAAGGAGAGCCGAAGCTCCCCTAGTATTTGTCATCCTCTTTGTCTTCAGAAACACACTTTTTTATAAATCCCTTTAAAGCCTTAGAAAACTTTTCTTTATCAGACTCTCCAAGAGCTTCAAAGATAGCATCTACTTCTGGCTTATAGTGCATGTAGACAGAATCATGTCCACCTTTTTCCATCAAATCTTTGTTAGATTCTTTGCCTTCTTCAAAATGGTCAGGTTTTTTCATCTTTTCCATTATGGAGACAAGCATAGCTCCTTTACTTTTTCTAGGACCCATCATAATCATGATTTACTCCTTATACGCCTACACCTGGAAGGGCAGAGTTTTTAAGAATAAACATGAAATGAATTGTTTCACCATTTCCAACTTCAGCAGCAGCTCCATCTTTATCAAGAGCGATAAAGTTTATTGTACCATCAGTAGAAACAGTTGGAGCACCTTTTAACTGAAAAGACATACCACCTGAAGTACCACCTAAAGCTGTTGATTTTTGAATGTCAAAATATCCACCAAAAAAATGACTGTACTTATCAACAGCCCCACTTGGAGTACCAAGAACTATTGAATAGTCTCCAGCACTATTTCTGGTAACACTTTGAACACCAACACTTTTTGAAGCAGAAAGAGTCGGAGCACCAGTAGTGCCTACATCAAACTGTCCATGAATTATTTTTATTTGCTTATCTAAGGCTTGTAACCTTTGAAAACTTCTATTTGCCATTTTTTTTCTCCTTTAGTCAGAGTGGAAGCGACCACGCTGCGAAAAAAAGAGAAGCCCCGAAAGGCTTCCCCTGATTAGTTAAATTATGCTAATGCAATCCTAACATTGTACCCAGGACCTCTACACCCTAACTGAGCGTAGTAACCAACTCTAACTTCAACAGAGTCAGCAGAAGAGTCTCTTAGGAACTTAAGACCGTCTGAGTCAAGAATCTTAGGAGCTTTACCAAGAGAGTAAAGTTTCCAAACATCCATTTGAAGCATGTAAGCTACATTTGGAGGACAGTTTTGGTCAGGTATTACTTTAATAGGTCCTCTAGGTCCATGAATCAAGATACCTCTAAAACCGATTTCAGGGTTAACTTTTTGGTCAACGTAAGAAACCTTAGAACCTAAAGCTTTTTCTAGGTCAGCAAAAGCTGAGTAATTAACAAAACAAACATCAGGCTTTCCACCTTCTCTAGCAACTCTAGCAGCAGCACCGATAAGAGCTTCTTCAAGAGGAAGTGATGAACCATCAAAACGAATACCACCTAAACGAGTAGCATCTGAACTTCTGTTAACACCAAAGAAAGAGTCAGTAGACCCTGGAGCACTAGAAGGAACCCAAGCCTCTAAACCAGAGATTTTACCATCATAGTCACCTTCTTGATAGATGTAATGGTTAGCAGTTAGAGAAGCAGAAGCAGAAAGTGTAATAACACCTGTGTCTCTGTTAACTCCATCAATAGTGTGAGCAGTTGAAAGTGTACCGGAGTTTCCAGTTTTATTAACATTAAGTTTAATTTGCATACCAACTTCAAAGTTAGTAACATCATCGGTTTCTTTTAGTGTAAAGGTAGCAACAGAAGAAGTAGTTGATAATACTTGTCCAATAGCACCTGAACCATCACCAAAACAAGCGATAGCTAGAGACCGAGTAGCAGACTCAATAGCACCATCGATTTCAACAGTAGCAGCTTCCATGAATGCATTCGCATTACCTTTAGAAGCTTCTATAGTTTCATTAGCGATAGAAGCTAGAGAGTAGTCGGATACTCTAGTAAGTAAAAATGCTTTAAGCTGAGTGTTAGTCTTGTTAGCTTGAGCATCGGAAAAGGTAGCTGAACGACCTTGAGGAATCCCATACTTGATAGGAAGCTTGAGGTTTTCACCACCGAATTGTTCATATTTTGAAACCATGGCAAGGAATGGATTATCCTTGTAGACCATGTTTTCAATCCTTTCATTTGTATAATGCTGCTTAAGAGCCGCAGCAAAAGTAGTCATATTTAAAGCCATTTTAAAACTCCTTAAGTTTAAGCTTATTTATTAATTAATCCCATTGTAACATTTTGGCTGCTCTAGCCTTGCTTTCTTCTTCTGATAACATTCTACTAGCACCATCATATTGCACCTGTGCGGAGTGGTCGTTCGACAACGTAACTTGCTCTAATTCTTCTAACTCTTTTGGGTTAATTCCTAACCTTGAACTTAGTTTCTTAAGCTTCATTAACTTTCCAGCTTCTTCTTCTAAATAACTCTCTACTGCATCAGCAGCTTCTTCTATGTCTAATACTCTACCAGTTTCATTATAATGTTCTTCTATCACGTCAAAAACTAATTCATTTGCATCACTGGCTTCTATTAGCTCATACTTATCTTGATTTTGCGCTACAAAATTTCCTATCTCATTTTGAAAATTTTCTTGGACAGAATTGTAGTAAGCCTCTTGTTCAGCTTGCTCTTTTTCTGTTAATCTACCTTCTAACTCCTCAAATTTTCGTCTATAATCGTTCTCAATCTCTTCTCTCATAGCCGCTAATTGCATGTCGGGTGTGAGTTTTCCATCGTTTAGGGCTAGTTCAGTTAACTTGTCATATCCTAAACCTACTTCCTCTAAAGCTCTAAGAGGGTCTCTTCTTAACAATTGCTCCCAATCTACCTCCGGCTCTTGGCTTTTATTCTCGTATTCAGCCAAACGTCTTTCCATTTCTTCAAATTTTGACTCGTACTCGGCTTCCTTATCTCTTAGTGCCTTTTCTTTTCTACTTAGTGCAGCAAATTTTGAAGCAAACTTATCTTGACTAGAACCTTCTTCTTCTCCTGAAGGAGCCTCATCATAACTATTTGCGGCATACTCTGAGTCATCATACTGAATTGAAGAGTCTTCATTTTCTGCTCCTTCAGTCTGATTTACTACTACATCGTTTAATTCTGCATGGTTCTCCATAAAATTCTCCTTACTTGTTGGGATAAACCCGACCATTGGTCTACTATTGTTTTCTTATTATTATTCATCCATTACTTGGTCTTCTTGTACCTGTTCTTCCATCATTTCTTCCTGTAGCA